TATTTCATATGATTGATCTCGCGATCTATCATAATATCACGATATAGCTCAGGAAGATCTCTGATCTCATCTAAAACCGATTCATAGACCTCGTCAAGATTGGATCCCTCGTTAAAAAAAGCATAGGTAGGGTCATCCTCTAAATTATATTGTCCCCCGATGTCACCAATTGTATTCTTGGACGAGAGAAATTCTAATTCAGAATCGGTGTGGCTATAGTATCTTTTTCTTGACTTCATTAATAATAATGATTCATTTCTCGCTATGTTATAACACCATGTCGAAAAGTTACCCCTCTCATTATTATATTGATCTATCTTCAGCCATATCTTTGACATCGTGTTAAGAAAAGCATCCTCAGCAAGTTCCTGTTCTTTTAAAATTAGGTAACAATGATTGAGTATTCCTGGACGGAGTCTCTCAAACAATACCTTAAAACTCTTATCATCTCTTCCCGTAATAAAATCTTCTGCTAGCTTCTGGATATTCTTCTCTTTTTGTTGCATGTGTTAATTTGTTTAATTTGTTAGTTTGTCTATTTTTAGAATTTCGATTCCAGCTTCGGCTAGGAAAGAGAGAGATTCAGGTTTTCTGTAAACTTCGGAAAAAACGACCTTCTTTATTCCCGACTGTATAATGAGTTTGGAACACTCAAAACAAGGGGACAGTGTTACATATAGGGTTGATCCATCGGATCCCTGTGTGCTTTTGGCCAATTTTGTAATTGCATTAGCCTCCGCATGTAATACTTGAGGTAGGGTAACATCATCGATCTCACATATATTAGGAAATCCAGTAGGAGATCCGTTATATCCATCTGATATGATAGATTTATCCTTTACGATCAAACACCCAACCTGCATTCTTTTACAGTATGAGTTCTTTGCCCACACTGATGCCATTTCTAAATAAATCAGATCTCTCTGATCGGCCTTAATATTTTCGGGATGGAATTCCATCGAGGATACATCATATTTTCCCTCACTATTTTTTTTGATTCTCCACATGGAAATATTCAAAAAATCCCATGTTATAAAAGATGTATCGTCGTATGTTTTGTCATGGACTTTGTATGGTAATTGCATCTGAGAGTTTATTCCAATTTGATTTTTACAAATGTAATATAAAATCTCGGGATAAAAAAATATTTAACGGTATTTTTTAAACCCTCCTTGAATCGGGTCTATATGGACCCGACATAGGTGAAACATTTAATGGTCCCTCGAGAAGGGATGCTATCCTAACAAGAGCAGATTTCATCTCCTGTATATCATTAGATGTCATTCCGCTATCTCCCATTTTTTCAGATTTAGCTTCGACTGGCTTATCCGAAGTCTTGCTTTCTGTGCTTACCGCTTCGGTTGGAGATTTTTTTCCCTCACTAACTTCCTCTTTTGCTGCAGCAGGCTTTGGTTGGGCTTTAGGTGCTGGAGGTGTAGATAGCTTCTTAATATCCGTTTTGAGCTCGGGCGTCTTAAGCTCAGGTGCTTTTTTTGCCAGTGATGGTAGTTTTACTTGTTTACTTAACTCAGATCCTACCCCGAGTATATTGCCAGCAGTACCTAGTTTTCCACCAAGCTTATCGCCAAACATCCCGCTAGCTCCTTTCAGAAGATCCGATCCTGAAGATAGTAGTTTTGTTTTATCGACGTCCTTAAGAAGGTCCTTGCCTTTAGCAAAGATATCAGATTTGTTTTTATCTTCTTCAGCTTTGCCATCATTTTCCTTATCTTTCTTCCCGAATATTCTTGAGAATAGTCCCTCTTTCTTTTCTTTTAGCTTAGCTTCCTTTTCTTCCGATTTTTTTTCCTTCTTATCTGTAGGCGCGGGTGGGTTTACAACCTCCTCAGCTTTATTATTTACAGGTTTGGTTAGTTTCTTTAGATCATCCTGAGTAAATTCTGATGTTACTTTCCCCTGTAGTCCCTCCAGATATGAATTAATGTCCTCCTCTAGCCAATCCGGTTCACCGTCATAATACACGGGATCTGCTGTAAGTAATTCATTTCTTTTCCTAGATATCTCTTTTTCACTAGGAGCATCGGGTCCTAGCTTTTTTAGAATATCTTGTCTTGCTTTTAGTATATCATTGGGTATAACAGCGGATCCCTGTTGTAGTTTAACTATTTCTGGTCCCTTCTCACCAACAAGGTATTGACCAGTTTGATTAACAGGTCCACCTTTCTCGAATGCACCTAAAAGTCCCTTACCACCCTTTAATAAACCTCCAAGAGATCCTGAGACAACGTCCTTTATACCACCACCTTCTTTTAGTCCACCAGCAAGACTCTTTATATCTAGGCCTTTGGCCATATCGCCAATACCCTTAAAATCCAGTCCCTTTATCCCCTCGGTCAATCCCTTAAAATCCAATGATTTAAGATCCTTAGATAGGCTTTTAAAATCGAGTGATTTAAGGTCCGTAGAAAGACTTTTGAAGTCGAGACCACCTATACTCTTGGTGAGCTGAGAGAATTCGCCTTTTAGACTCTTAAGATCCAAACCTTTTATACTGTCTGCAACCTTACCAAGATCCTTAGTCCCTTCCGCGCTTTTTTCCTGTACCTCAACCAAATCAGATGTGGTAGCGGTGTTCTTTTTAATGTCACCGGAAAGCTTATCTACATTTCTAGATAAGTCTAATAAAGAGGAAATAAGTTTAGGATCTGTAGCCATGCTGTATATATTTCTTTTTATCTAGTTAGGTTAAATAACTGTTTAACTCCTTCCTCTGTTTGTTTGTCTGCATTTTCTTGCTCAATTGCAGCATTGAGTTTGTCGAGCCAGATCTGGTACTCATAGAAAGGCAAAGATTCCAACCAATTTGGATCTATCTTATGTTCATGCCATAGTCTAAATTTGATATCAAAGAAGTTCTCCAAAGATATCTGAAATAACGAAAAGAGATCTGATCCCGCTGGGAAAGTTGATATCAGCGGTGACCTCCTCATCACCGCAAGCTGGGCATTTTTGTTTAACTTTTAGTTCAGTCCCGAGTCTTATCTTTTCAGAGAGCTCAAAATATAAGCTGTATTCCTCCTTAGTCCAGTAATCGGTTTCTCTCATTCTCAGTGAGATCTTATCTGTTGTCAAATCTCTCCATTCATTAAATAGGAAAGGTGCAATCTTAAGGAATCCCTCATCAACATCGGATCCCCTTCTCGAAACATCGGAAACAAATTTAGAAATTGCTTTAGTAACACCTATACTAGGTACGCTCATCTCTATCCTTTTTCCTATCTTTTTAACGTCAAAGACGAACGTTCGTGTTTCAGCATCATAATACTTAATGATTCTATCGTCGAGCTCGTACGAGCTTAAAACACCAGTCCTTAGCTCGATGCCATCCTTATATGGACAGTCAGGTGTTTCTTTACATGACTTAGTCAATTGTAGTATTATCGAATTCTCTCCTCTTACGAAAGTTAGATCTCGAACTGCCATTATTATAAAGAACCTATCCTCTTGTTTTAGGTCAAGATATGAAACTACGCCCTCTCCAGGAAAATCTATTCTCAAACATCTGTCAAGAATATAACTTAGCTTATCCTCTATATCCAATCTGTCATCATCGTCGATGGTGGAAAAATGTCTAATCTCTCTTACCTCAGCAGCTCTTATTGCAAGTTTTGTTCCCTCAGGATAAAACATGCCCTTAGACGGTATTATCTGAACAGGTAGGTTTTTCCAACCAGTATCAAATGCAGGTGAGACAGATTGGGCTTTTCCGAAGCTATTTGCTGGTTGCTCGCTCTCGTACACATTCTTAGGTGCTTCGGTCGAAATTGCTGCAGACTCTTTTACGTGGATCTCAGCTTCGGTGTTCTTCACAGAGCTTGTGGATGAAGTTAAAACTGTTTCATCCGGTAATTTTGATTCTTCCTGAATTGGATCGTCGTAAACTACCCCTCCGGATAGCTCCTTTCTTCTTAGAATCTCTTCTGGTGATATGTTATCCATAATAATTTTGATTTTATCTATTATATAACACAAAACAAAAAAAGAGGCCAAAATAGGCCTCAAATTTCAAATATTTTTTATTATTAGTTATTAAAGGAATAGATCTTCCCAATAATCGCATATCCAGCTAGTCGTTACGCTATAGATTGTTGACTGCTCATAATCAAGATCCATCGCATTTATAGCTTCACTTGGGAAGCAAGAAGGTATTCTTATTCTTCTGAAAACATCCCCTCTTTTGTTGAATATTGATATGGACATAGATCCAACATAATCAGATTTTATGCCCATTGCCCCAGTTAGTGGATTATAAATTAAATCTGACCATTGTCTAAGAATCTTGTAAACTGACATGGAATTAGCATCATTTAAGTTGACCTCGAATTCCATACTTAAAGTCATATCACTCTGAGAAGGCTCTCCTCCAGCATATCTTCTTGTAGCAAACTTGTACTGCTGGTTAATAGTTTGTGCTGGAGCGATGTCAACTGTTAATCCACTTATTGATTTAACCTGCTGTGCCAATATACTCTCACCATTAAAGGTGGTTGATGCAGCAACAATCCCAGCAGGAGGATTTATTAAAACCTCAAACTGGTTTAAGTAAACAGGTTCGAAGTTGTTTATCCCCGCTTTAGAATTTGTAAAATGTGGTAATCCTGCCATTTCTATTTTTTATTTTATAAGAATAAATCTTCCCAGTAATCAACCGCCCAAGTCATATCATCTATCTTATATAGATCAGTCGAAAGATAACTTAAATTCATTGGAGAGATTGGCTTAGTAGGAAAACAATCTTTACAGGTTATTCTTCTGAAAACGTCTCCCTGCTTATTGAATATAGAGATAACGATAGTACCGGTATAATCATTTTTAAGACCCATTGCACCCGTTAATGGATTATAGATAAGATCCGACCATTGTCTTAGTGTTTTAAAGATATACATCGAATTAGCGTCATTTAAATTGACACTAAAACTTAAGCTAACGTCCATATAGGTGTTTTCAGGTTTAGCACCAGCATAGTTTCTTTTAGCAAATTTATACTTCTGGCTAGTTATACCTGGATTTTTATCAAGTGAAAGTCCACTAACTTTACTTACGTGCTGAAGCATTATTTCACCGCCAGCTACAGCACCAGGAGGTATAATTGTTACCTCAAACTGGTTCAGATAAACAGGTTCGAATTTGTTTACTCCTGAAAGTGAATTTTGAAAATGTGATAATCCTGCCATAGTTAGTTATATTTATCTTTTGCCTCTAAAATCAGTAAATATCATTATACGAATTGTATAAATCCACCTGCTGCGATTCCACCAGTTCTAGTAACAGTAATTCTATTAATGAATTTCTGAATTCCTCTAGCAGGTTCGATAATAACATCAATTATACCCATGTTCATGTCGATAATTGCTGGAGTGTTATTAGAAGCATCCATGATAGTTTGGTAAGCATAAATACCTCCACCTGCTCTTACACCGTCTAAGTAGTTATCAACCAATGTTTTTATTTCGAGTCTGATTGAATCGTCATTGAAATCAAATAAGTAATTAGATAGGATTTCCTGAACGTCAGATTCTATACTAATTAAAAGATCTCTTACGTGAACTAAATTAAATGCAGAGTTAACTTGTTGGTAAGCTGTTTGGTTACCGAAGATAACCACACCAATTCCTCTTCTCTTGATGATCGGGTTAATTCCGAATGGTTCAAGATTTCCTCTGTCCTCATCAGTAAAGTCATATTCAACTCCTACCACGCTTGATCCGCTTATTACCCCTCTTTTTTGACCTGCTATAATTGCGTAAGGTTCTCCGTTAGCAAATTTTCTAAGGAAATTATTAGAAACATAAGCTGCCGGTGGTACTTCAACGTTTCTGTTTGATTCTCTAACCGTAATATAAGGTGAGTAGAAACCGCAGAATTTAGATCCATCATCTTCAGTCGGTAGACTGAATGTGTATGAAGGATTAAGTGATAAGTTACCT